GGTTCATTAAGAGTAAAATTATTTTTAACAGTTTCACCAATACAAGAGTAATTGTAACCTAATTTTTTCATTTGTTCATTAATATATTCAAAATTAATTTTTTGGATTTCGTTATAATCAATAATATCTTCAGTAAGAGGAGAAGAAGGAATTGGAACAAATTCTTGCAAACAGATAACATCAGCATTTACTTTTTGAAATAGTTCATAGAATTTAGTAAAATTACGACCTTTTTGAAATAGATTAAAATTATTATTAAAAATAGGAGAAACACCTTGATTGCATCTACTAATAAAATTATGAACGTTAAATGTTAAAATTCTTAAATTACTTTTTTTATCATAAATATCTCTTGGTTTTTTATTACATAAATTAGATAATTTCCAATCTTCACCATGATATATATATGGTTTATCATCAGAAAAAATAGAAGAATAGGTATTAAAACCCATTTTAGATAATTCAGTTAAATCAGGATAGACAATTTTATTATTATTGATATTAGGTATTTTATAATATAAATCTTTCATTGTGTATGATTTAGGAAGTTCTAATTTATAAATATTATTATTAGTATTAATTTCAAATTCATGTGGTTGTATATTTAATAGTATTGCATCAGTAGAATTAAACCATGATTCAATTTGTTCATTAGTAATATCAATAAAATAACGTGTTTTAAAATAATATTTCATTGTACTGATATATTCATTTTTATTTACTATTTTAGTTTCAGTTGTGTTTTGTTCAGTATCAAATAACTGAATAGACTTTGGTATACTAGTATTAATAGTAATATTTAATAAACGACTAATTGCTAATAAATCAGTAAGTTGAGCAGGTCTAGCACGTAAATTTCGAATAATAATTTCATAATCTAATTTTAATAATTTAACACCTAAAAAATAGTAATGATAATTAGGATTAATAATTAGTTCATTGAAATTAGATGCACCGAGTAATTTAGCACGTTCGTTTAATGTATCTTCCCATTCTTTATTTATTTTTGATTTATCGAATGCATTATTATAATAAATATCAATTGATTTTTCATTCTTATCAATGTAATCTTTTATTTCTAGAGTAATATTAGTATTATCTAACACAAAACCATCAATGTCATTCATAGCACGAATACCATATGAAAATAATACAGTACTACTAATAAATAAAAATTTATTTCTTTCTAAAAGGGGTAATTTAAAAAGTAATTGTAATAGATTATTAAATTTTGCAATACCATCAGAAAATTCAAGTAATCTCCATGATAATTGTTTTTTAGTAAATTCAATTGTATTAGAATCAAGAAATAAATAAGAATAATTAATAACTTCATTAAATGTGTCGTTGACATGAATGTAATCATATTCACGAGGATATATATCTAATTGTGGGTCAATCGTATTATTTTTAATATCTTCTGATAAAAATATATTACGTAATTCGCTCTTGAAAGAAGAAGTAGAACCATTAATTTTATTTGCAATATTTAAATGTTGATAAACTATAATTAAGATATCATTCGTATAACCAATTTTAAATCCTAATCTATCTAATTTGTATACAATATGATTGTTAGATTTCATTCGAGATGCATTTGCATATAACTGATAAATAATATTATATGCTTGATAATAATCAATAGTTAAATATTTTTTATAATAAACTCTACCATTATTATCTAAAAGTTTAAATAAATCTTTTAATTTATCTTTTTTGGATAAAGCTTTAGGATATACAATAATAAAATTATTATCAGAAAAAGATTTAGAATATTCTAACATTATTTTATCATTGATATCAGACTGAGGTAAAATTTCTTTCTTTTTTAATAATTTATCATAATTTAGTCCTGATAGTATATCACGGTAATAATTGGGCTTAATTTCCTTATGATTTTCTGCTAGTAATTTTATAGGTTCTAAGTAGTCGTAAGGTTGAATATTCTCAAATAGGGGTTTAGTATTAGAAGATATAAAAGTATTCATTATAATTATTAATTATTTTTTTTATTAAAGTAAACTACGCTTCGCTTCGTCTCGTTACACTCGTTTTTATGCTACTCGCATAAAATTCGCTACGCTCAGTTAACTTCGTTAACAATAATGATTTTTTTATTTAAATTAAAAATTATTAATATAATTTTTTAATCCTTAAATGTTTGCGTAGCAAACTGAGCGTTAGCGAATTTTACACGATTAGTGTAAAAACGAACGAAGTGAGACGTAGCGAAGCGAAGTTTAATTAGCAAATGTGTGCGACGTCTTCGCCTTTAATTTTTTTATCATAACCGCTAAAATATGTTTTTCTACAGACATTAATTTCTTGATCTTTGATACGAGATTTATGAATTTCATCAAATGTATCACCACGTAAAATTCTTGTAATAAAATTAATAGAATAAATACCGCATTCAGATCCACCAAACTGGTGTTGTAATTTATTCCAACGAATATCATATTTTTGTTCTAATGCATTAGGTGTATCGTTCATATAAGAATTAACAGGTAATGACATTTTTTTACCAGTATCATCAAAATAGAATTTTTCAGTTATTTTTTTAACTAATCTTCGTACACGTAATTCAGGTGGTTTACCAGAAGAATCAGAATAATAAATTCTTTTATTAATAAAATCAATATAAAATGCTACCCAATGAGAGCCGGATTTGTAATGTTCATCTAAATTATAAATAATACCGATTTTTGTTTTACCTATTTTTTTAACTAATTTATCATAATTTAATGAGCGAACACCAAATTCATCTAAATCTTCAATATCAATTGGTACAGCACCAACAAATAAAAAATCTTTATACAATTTCATTAATCTTTCCATGTAATCGTTAATTTCGGTGGTGCTTAACCATTCAAATTGTCCACCGGGACCAGGTGTTTTAAAGGCCATTTTTAAATCTTCATTATTCTTTAAAAATTTTAGGGTAGCCCAACAAGTTTGGTCAGGGCAAAATTGTTTTAATTTTTCATTTAAAACAGACAACATTTCAGATTTAGAAGGATATAGTTTAATATTATCTTTAGGGTATTTATCATTATAATCTTTAGCAATTTGATGCAATTCTTCTAATGTAAAACATGAGCCTGAATTAAAATCTCTATTTATAGAACAATTATTTGCGTCTCCTCCATTCATTTTATGCATATAATTAGAAAATAAATTTGTTATTAATTATATATGAGTAATAGATTTCCAGGAAATAATTATCCCAGAAATAGTTTTCAAGAAATTAATGGAAAAGATGGTGTTAGTGCTGGAATGACACCCACTCCTCTTACAGCTACATTTCCAAATAGAGATACAAATCCACATGCCTTTTTAACTGAAAATTATCAAAATCAAAATCAAGTATTAGCAAGTACAGATTATGCATTAAGAAGAGGTATTATTAATGATAATAAAATTAAATATCCTAAAAATCCAAGAGAATATGGTTTATATTTAGATAGAAAAGAATTTAAATTAGAAACACCTTTATGGCCAAATATTAGTGAAAATGTAGCATCAGAAAATGTAAATGAATATGTAGTTGTTATTGATAGTAGTGATAGAGATACAGCACTTTATCCATCTCCTTTTGCTTTACAAGCATATTTTGGAGAATCAACAGATATTACGAAATTAAATGTACCTCAAGTATTTGAAAATGTAAAATTTATGAGAATAGAAAATGTAGTATTACCAAGAAGTTATTTCTTAACACAATATCCAGTACCATCACCCGCATCTGGAGGTATTTCATCTAATGCTACTATTTTAGCACAATTAACATCAGGTATTGGAGCAACAGGTGCAGCACAAGAAGCAAGTCAAGTCCAAACAATTTACAATAATTTAGTATCAAGTTATATAACAAGTAGTGCATTAATTCCAAATCCATTAACAAGTGGTACAACTGGTTCTATTGATCCATCAGGAAATGTGGAAACAGTTTACGTAACAAATTTAAAAACATATACATATACGGTAACAGTTAAATATCAAACATTAACTGGTTATAATAATTCAGTTGTTCAAAATAATACAACTGTATATACAATTACATATCCAAGTGTTCCAACATATACACAATATTATTCTCAAACATTAGTATCAGGAACAAATGTAAGTGATGGTACAATTAATAATCAAATTACGAATTTTAATCCATTAACATTAACATCGGGTTCAGCAACATATACAGTGCCAGGTAGTGGTGGTACATCAAGTATAACTTATACATATGTATCTAGTACTTTAACACAATATTATATAGAATTTATGATGGCATTATCATCAAATGGTGGTTACAGATGTAGTTATGAAATTTTAGCAACACCAGGAGCAACAGGAGGTACTGTAAATTTCTATTATTTTTCATCCAAAAGTTTAGATAGTGATAGATATTTAATATTAACAATTAATGAAATAACAGATAATAATATTAATTCAACAAATAATGCATTAAGACAAGCATTTTGTTTATTATATCCAGATTCGTATGGTGAACTACATTACTATGCAGCGACGAACTATCAAGATAAGATATGGAAAATGTCGAACTTGGCGAATATTAATCGTTTGACTTTAAATTTATCAGATAGTTTTGGTAATCCATTACAAATGCCAAATTTAGATTATTATGTAACCACAGGTAAAATATGTAATTGCACAGGTACTAACTATGCATGCCCTTGTTTTTATATTAGACATCCTTACTATAAATGGTTACAAGTTCAATATATGATTAAATTTGGTGTAGTTGAAACTGAAATTGATAAGAAGATTTTCTATTAGTCTATTTTTTATATTCAATAATTTATAAAAATTAGTATTACCATAATGTTTATTTTTTGCTTAAACAATTATTTTATTTATTATTATGCAACAAGCAACACTTTTATATGATAAAAATGCATATTGGGAAGTAGATTATATTAATTTATTATTGGAAAAATGCGATATTAAAAAAATGCATGTATCTGTATCAGAATTAATTGCAATGAATGATGAATCTATAATTAATAATAATATATTAGTATTTTCTACAAATGAATATCCATTTAATGTAATATATCCAATTGTTTTAAGAATCAAGCCATTAATAATTATTCAGTTATCAGAAGAATGGGGAGGACGTGCAGAATACATGAGATTAGCAGACCATACCAAGTTATATATTAGACAATATAATAAAAAAGATTATCCAATTAATAAACCAAATATGATTCAATTACCATTAGGTTATATGTCTAAAATGTTTGATTCAAATCCATTAAATAGTAAATTAATTCCAATTACTGAAAGAAAGTTAACATGGTCATTTATTGGTAGAATTAAATCAGACAGACAAGAAATGATAGATAAATTTAGAATATTTGATAATTACATAATAGATAATAATATATCATCAGATAAAATGGCTAGAATTTATGAAGATTCTATTTTTGTTCCTAATGGTAGAGGTAATGTGACATTAGATTGTTTTAGATTATATGAAGCAGTATTTTGTGGTGCAGTACCAATAGTAGTAGGAGATGAAGAAGAAATTAATATTACATTTTGGTATAATAATAATAAACCGCCATTTATATATGAATTATCATGGGATAATGCAGTAATTAAATGTAGATACTTATTGGAGAATAAGGATAAACTAAAGGAAACACAAGATAATATTTTTAGGTGGTTAAAAGATTATCTCGAAGACTTACAAATTAAAATTAAAAATATATTAGAACCAACTAGCACTGGATGATTTCTTTAATAGAGTTGTTGATTTCGGTGTTTTAGGTGCAGGTTCACCACCCAAATGTTCATTTAAAACTGCTAATTCATCATCAGTTTTAGGTGTATTATCTTTGTATCGATTACGACGTTCTTTATTCTCTTCTCTTTTAGCCAAGATTTTATCTCTAAATACATTAGCCATTTCTAAATCAGATCTATAAAATTTAATCTTATTCCATACTTCTTCATAAATTGGAAATTTTTCAGTAAACCATTTACGGTCACGTTTAACTTCACAACAATGAGAATTTACAATACGCCAATATAAAATTTTATCAAATGTATAACCAGGAATAGTTTGTTCTTTCATCTTATTTGCTAGTTCAATATTAGCATCATAATCACCTAATAAATTATCGGGATAAATATACTTGGAAGTAAATACTCTTTTATCAAAATCAGCACGTTTTTTGTAAGCATCCATTGAATATTGTAATACAAAACCATAAGTCCATTCATCTTTAATGTCAGATACTTGGTCTTGTTCATGTTTATGGACCATAGGAACAGGTTTTTTCCATTCTTCAGGATCTGTATATTCTACAATTTCACATTGCCAGAAATCACAATATTCTAAATCACAACATTCTAATTGTAATTGAATTTGAATCCAATAATAATGAGGACAAATTTCACCATCGATTTCACCTTTAAACAGAACCTTTCTTTTATAAGGACATTTAATTTCAATCATACGACCATAATTTGCTAAATTCTTCTTACCATCTAATGTATATTTATCACAAATACCATCAGGTGATGCACCAAAGAAACTATATTTAGGATGCTGAATTAAACCATATTCATCTACTTTTGTATTTTTATAATGCTCATAAAATTTAGTTGCAATCTCTTCATATTTCTTTCCATGATGCACAAAATCATTATCTACAAATTCCCTACCAAATACTTTTTCCATAATAAATACTTCTGGTTTTTCATATGGATTTTCACCAATAGCAGCAGCACCGCTACTTGCAGTAATCATATTATTTCTCATATCAAACCATGCTTTGGTACGTTGTTCAGGTTGAGGCACAGTTTTAATATAGTGCATTTTTTTATCTAAAATTTTTTCATATAATTCATCAGATTCAACTTCATCTACAATAATTATAGGTTTGCATTTATTAATAATAATATCATAAATAATATCACGAGATACATCTAATTCAAAAGATTTAAATGATTCATATATATATTCAGTTAATTCATCATAAGAATTAAATTCATCTTGATCTAAATTATCGATTAAATCGTTAACTTTTTTAGTAATTTCTAAATGAGTATATTCATTCATTTGAAAATTATAATGATAAGTTTTTATATCTTAAATCAGGTTAATTCAGTAATATTATCAATTTTTCCGGTATCAGGATTATAAGAAACTACTTTATTTGTTAATTTCTTCTCATATAATAACTTTAATAAAGCATCTTTTGCTTCACCTGCAATCTTTTTCTCTTTCATATATTCTGTTAACTTTATTTCACGGATTGGATATGGAATTCTAATCCAAGGTTTCTTATTAATATTATTCGTAATTTCATTTGGAATAGATGGATTCATTTCTTTTTTCTTAATTGCAGATTTACGCTCTTCCTCCATTTTAGTAATCTTTTCTTGTAATTCAAAATTGTCCATATCCAACATTTTTAAATTCTTATTATGGATTACCATATTTTGATACTTAATATCACTTACTGCTGACATTTTTGCTAATATCTATATTTATATTTCTTTATATATGAGTATGTGGTAGTGAATCATTTCTGCAAATAGGGCATTTATAACTTTCTTTGAGCAACCAAGAATCAATACAATCTTTATGAAAAATATGCGAACAGTTCAATTTACGGATAATAGAATTTTCATTATAACCTTCTAAACAGATTGGACAATTATCTTTAATAGATGGATCATCATATTTAATAATAACAGTATTTTTATCTAAAATTTCAGGAGTAGCAATATTTTTAACATCTTCATGAACTCTATTATTAATTCCAGTTAATCCGTTCATCAATGCATTAAAAAATGGACGATATATAAATGAATTTAATAAAGGAACATTATAAGTATTATAAGAATTATGTGTACTTAATAGTAAAGCTAAAGAATTTGTAGATAATTCATCATATGTTTCAGTATCTTCATCATCAGTTCCAGTATGTCCAGTATGTCCAGTTTCAGAACCAGTAAATCCAGTTGAATTTATTTCTTCAATAGTTGTACCAGATGGTCCAGTAGTATAATAATGATGTAAATTATTTAAATTAGTATTAAATAAATCAAATACAGAAGGTGCATTAATAATATCACCAGTATATCTATCATATTGTTCATTTAATTGATTTTCAGCATCTTGAATAGATCTTAGCATATTTATAAAAGTAGCACTTGTATGATATTGAATAGGAGTTTCAGTTGTAATTATTCTATCTAATACGTATAAAGCATCATCTTTATTAGCAGGGTCAATTTCTGTATATAATAAGCTAATTCCATTTTTTATTTCATCATTTGATTTTCGTTGATTTTTTAAATATCTGTACATTTGGTTAATTATACGAACTAGTGAAACTTGGGTATCATCTAATTCTAATTCAATTTCAAATGACATTTTTAAAGTAAGCATATAATCTAAATTTAGTTCTATTTCGGAATTATCATTCATTACTATAATATATTATTTTTTATAGAACGAATTGAATCTATTATTACATTTTCTTTTAGATATCTGTTTAAATTATCTCTTAATTTATAATTAATATCTTTAATAGTAACAGTTCTTTCTTGACCACGTTTTAATGGTACTGTTAAATCAGATAATTTTATTAAATAAATTTTTTTAATTTCATTCATACCATCACCAGCTTTTTGAGTAGGTTTTAATACTCTATCTCTTATAAATGCAGGAATATTATTTATATATTCATTCCATTTGTGAGAACCTCTAAATGGCCAAGGAATTTCATGATAATATAAATGATTAAAGAATATATTCATAGTATCTATTTTAGCAAAATAGGAAACTTCATTTAATTTTATACCATGAACTTTTTCTAAGACGAATCCTTGATCCATTTTTGATTTCATTTCTTGAACAACAGAATCAATATTACCAGGTCTAACATTAAATAATTCTTCAAATACTTCTCTAACTGCAGTGTGTAATGAATGAGGATCTTCTGGGTCTTTTCCACCACCAAAAACACTAAGATGATTACCTCTAAATTTATTATCAACACCTAATAAAACCATATAGTCATCAGAACCATAATTTTCAAAAAAGAATATACCAGCACCACGATAATTAGATTTTTCTTTATTAATTAAATCTAAATATTTTGAATAAAAATCACTCATATATTTATGTTAGGAAATTTAAAACAGTTTTCTATATTAGAAATAACATATGGAATAATATTTTTAGTTTTTTTGTTTTATACTACCAGAACATATAATATTAATTTATTACAATTCACATTAGTAGTGAGTGTAGTAATATTTATTGTATATATATCGATAGTAAAGAAGGAAAAATTAGAAAATCTAAAAAGTAGTTCAAATATTAAAAATACAAATAACGAATCATTATTACAATTTGTAAGTGATATTAAATATTTTGAATTATATAATCCACCAGTGTATAAAGATTTTATGAATAAAGTAGATAATTATATACGATTAGAAAAATTTATAAATTTTCATCAAAAAGATGGATATAAAATGTATCCAAAGGAAATATTAGAGCAAAATTTAGAATCTCAAAGGAATAATTTATTAAACACATTTGTAACATTTGAACATACATTAGATGACCGTATTACATCAGTATATAAACTAAATGATTTAACGAAAAAGTTAAGTCATATATTATTAAAAAGTAATCTTACACTTTAAGCACTAATTTCTTGCCAAAATAATTTTAATATAACATATACAACGATAAATATAAAACCATAATAAATATAATTTTGTTGAGAATTTTTAATACCATTAATATCTAAAGTATAAATTTGTTTGAATAATAATATGATACTATTTGCTAAATTATCAGAAACTTCTCCTAGTGATAATTCATGAATATATTTAATTGATTTTTCTTCATTAATAGCATTTTGAGTCAAAAATTGCAAACGTTGTTGTTCTTCTTTAACCCTTTCAATTCTATTTCTAGCTAATTGGTCATCAAATTGACTATTAAAATTAGAATTAATGAAATTATTATCTTTGTATTGAAATGAAGTAGGACCAGTAATCATATCACCGTTATATAAAGTAGTAACAGTTGCACCAGGTGTATATGCTCTAAGAGTTGCTCTTGATCTACTAGGAGTACTGATACCATAAGAAGGAGTTAATGGTATAATAATACCTTGAGCATCAACCATATTATCATATTTTACTTTTGTATGTTGATCAGTGTATAAAACAGCTTCAAGAGAACGATAATCTTTTAATTCTGAAATAGTAGATAATATACCAGCATAAACTGGGTCAGATAAGAATGTTTTAATAGAATCATCGGATAATACTTGTTTAGTAGAGAGATTAAAATCTTGGTCATGAAAGTTTAAGTTAATTAAGTCTGATAATTTATCGGATATATATTGTTGGTCGTCGACACTATAATTATTGTAAAGGCTTCTTAAATTGTTTAATCTTTCATCAAATGTTATTTTTTGATTTAGTATATCACCCATATTAAATAAAATTATAAAAAAATGAAAAATTTAAATTTAAAAATATAACAATAGTATTATAAAATGAAGTATGTTGTATGTCCTACATGTGGTAAAGTATTAGCTGATGTTGAACTTGAATATGAAACTAAAAATCTTGAAATAACTAGTTCAAAATTATCAGATAAGGAAAAAAGTATTAAAAGAAAAGAATTAATTGAGAGTATGGGAATCACGAGATATTGTTGTAAAATGCGTATTTTAACCCAAGTAGACCCTTATAAAGTTATTCGTTAATTATTCTTCTTTAACAGTAATTGATGTAAATGATGAATCAGATGATTTACTTTCTTCTGGATTTTTAAAAATATTAATATTTTTTTCTTCATCATTATCTAATTCAACAGGAGGATTTATTTGAACTTTAACAGAATTATTATATGTTTCAACAATATTTTGATTTTCTTTATATGCATGAAGAACTTGTTTAAATGTATCACTAGTTTTCAAATCATCTTCTTTATCTTGTGTATCTTGTTTATAAGTATTTTTATATTTTAACCAAATTTTTTCAGGAAATTCCAATGGTGTTTCTCGTAATATTTCCATTGTATCTAATATTTTAGTCATAACATTACTATCAATTTTATAAGTTGGATCATTTTTATTTAATATTATTATTTTTTCAATAGAGTATAATAATTTTGAATAATCATTCGATAGTTTTCGATGTGAATTTTTTAAATTAGGTAAATCAAAATAATTTTGACAAGCTGTTAAAAAAGTAGATAAAACAGTTAAACTAGCAATAATCAATACAGTTACTTGTTGAATAGATTGAGAATTTGCAAATAATGAACTGGAATTAAATACATTAATTATTACAGCAGGAAATCCAATTAATTTATCCCAACGGTCATAATAATTAGCAGTATCACGATGGCAATGATAATATATTTTACATTTACGTGACCAAATAATCAATAATTTAGTATTATTATCATCCATTATAATATATATAGAAAAATATTATAATTATCTTTCAGATTGAGTTTTAATTTTTTCGTATTTAGCTTTAAGACGGTGATACTTATCAACGATATCATAATATTCTTTTTTAAGCTTTTCATAATTTTCTGCTAATTTTTTATTTTCATTAGTAATATGTTCAGTTTTATTATCAACATTACCACTAATTTCTTCATCTGTCATTTTACGATATAATATAGATTCTTTTGTATTAACTGACCATGAAATTTTTCTATTTGTTAAAATAATATATTTATCATAATTATCTTTATTTTCTAAAAATCCACCTAATCTAAATTTTTTTTCTTTAGAACCATCACTATTTTTGACTATAGAATAATAACGAATATGAGTGTTGAGGGGTAGTTTTGGAATATCTTCAGTTTTAATTTTTTTGTATAAGTTTAATTTTTCTTCAATTTCAGTTTCAGTCATTTTAGATTGATATGTATCTTTGGGTCTAGGACCTTTATAAGAACTTAATCTAATTGTAGGTGCAGACATTCTCTATACTATAAACGTAGAATTAAATAATAATAATTAAACAAAATTGATAAAGTATTTAAATAATTAAATATAACTATAATAATAAAATGAATATTGATTGGGTAAAATCCGTAGATAGTCATAATATTTCATTAATTGGTATGGAAAATAAATTCCGTACTAAAGCAGAGTTATCAACTGCTGATGTATTTGAAGATAAAGTACATCAAAAATTAGATTATAGAACAAATTTTAGTGTTGATAATGAAGATGTAAATGATGAAGCAAATAGAATTGTAAAAAATTTACCTACTGAATCAATGAATAGTTTAGTATTATTAGATAATGAATATTTTTTAATACAATTTATTAGTAAGCATATTCAGCAATATAAAATTATATCAAGTAACATATCAAAATATATTAAATTTTTAGCATGGATTAGTGAAGCATCTTTAATTTTAGCAAATAGATTAAAGCAACCAAAAATAAACAAAGAATTTACAGGAGATTTGGTAAAACGTACATATGATTTTTGTCCGCATCGTTCTAGTTGTTCAATTAACTATGGTAAAAAGAAAGGTAAATGTTGTGCACCGCATTACATACATAATTTAGTACAATATGATGTAGAATCATTAATTAAATATATTGATAAGAATAAACACAATAATGTTTTTATCTATGACCAAGAAGTGTTTAAGATATTAAAACAAATTAATACGATACAATTTATTATTAATCAAATGTTTTTAGAATTATTATCATTTAAAAATTCAGTTGCTACACCTAACGATATTGAAAAATATCATCATAATTGTAAAGTAGAAGATACCAAACCAATTAATGCTCGTAAATTTGTATTTAGTGATCCAGATGTAGTTGATGCTATACATGGGGAAGAAGAACCAGCACCAGAACCAAGGAGAATGAATATGAATGTATATAGACAATGGAAATAAAAAATTAATTACTATTATATTAACTTAGTAATTAATCTGTATCTTTACTTGAATCTACTTCAGAATCAAAATTTTTTTTAAAATTATAGATAGGGTCACTACTTGAAAATAGTTCACTATAATTATTAGCATTAGTTGTGATATTTTGATTTGAAATTACAATTTCCATAGGAGGATTATTTAATATTTCAATGTAACTATCAATTTCATTTGGATGAAGTACATCACTTAGAGTGATTAAATTATGTTGATGCATATATTTGAATATTGGGTATTTATCTTGAAATAATACTGGAATTTCATCTTCATTTAACTCACCACATTCTATTTGTTCTTTAATTATACAATATACACGTTTATCAGCTTCTAATTTAGTTTTAAATTGATTCCAATTATCTTTTTCACGTGCTAGTCTTTTTCTTTCTTCATCATAATTTTTAACCTTTTCAATATACTTATTTTCATTTTCATTAACAACATCTTTAATTTCATTAGCTTTTTCTTCATATAATTTTGCTTCTTCTTCTAATCGTTTAATTTTTTCAGCTAAAGATTCAATATTAACTGGTTCTTGTTTCTTTTCTTGTACAGGTAATGGAGGTTCAGACATTGGAATAAATAAATTTAATTCATCGTTTATAGGTTTATCAGGACTATTAAACCATTCTTTCATATATCCTTCAAGTTCATAAAGAGTATTATTAAAATATATCTTATTGTTATTCAAACTATAAATACCTATAGGAGTTAAATTGTTGAAGACTTCTATTTTTGAATTAGGTATATATAATAATAAGCTAATTGCATCATCTTTATTTGTAAAGACACCTACTGTTTTATTTGTATATAATCTATAAATATAATTCATATAATATAAGTATCGTTAATTTTTAAGTCATTTATATAAAAAATTGAAAAAATAACTAAAAATAAACAGTATTAAATAATTAAAACACAATGAGTAGTTACGACGCTTTTAACAGAGGAAAACATTATAATAAAAAACATAAGAACAATAGAAATCGATATTATAATAAATCCTTTCCAGATGTAATTAAGCATGAAATGTATGAAGATGCTAAGGAAATAATTAGACGATATGAATGGGATAAACCACTTGAAGATGTAGGAGGAAAATACACACCTATTCCACCATCACCAAATCTACGTTCATCGCCTAGGAATAGAGATAGATCTGAAACTCATGATTCATTAGCATCAACACCAGCAGATGAGATATTTAATGCTAGATATAGTCCAGAATTACTGGATGGAAATGAAGCATTAGTTAGAGAAAAAATGATGTTAGATAAACCAATAATAAATGTAGATTTATTTGATATTAAAACTGGAAAATCATTTATAAAGTCAAACTTTATACCTATTAAATCATCATCATTTAAATCAGAAGAAGTAATTATTGAAGATGAAATTAAAAATATTCAAGACTTGATAAAATTAGGAAAGAAATATGAAACATTTAATGAAACTACCCATTATTCAATTAATATGAAAAAGCTTATGAAAATTATACCTCATTTACAAGAACTAGATGCAATGATTGGTATGAATGAAGTTAAAACAGCATTAATTACACAACTTATGTATTTTCTTCAAGATTTTCCATGTAATCATATGTTGCATACGGTAATTGAAGGACCACCTGGTGTTGGTAAATCATGTTTAGGTAAAATTTTATCAAAGATATATGTAGATTTAGAATGTATTAAGTCAGATGAAAAACCAGAACCAATTGAAGAAGAAGGTCCTATGAATATGATGAAAATATTATCAATGAAAATGCAAGAAGATATACCTAAACCAAAATTTAGAATTGTAAAGCGTAGTGATTTAATAGGGCAACATGTTGGACATACTGCAATTAAGACTCAAAAAATTATTAATGAGTGTTATGGAGGTGTTCTTTTCATTGATGAAGCCTATTCTCTTGCAAATGATGATGGATTTTCAAAGGAATGTATTAATACATTAAATCAAAATTTATCAGAAAATGGTGATAAATTTATATGTATTATTGCAGGATATCCAGCAGCGTTAGAAGGATTTTTTGCAATGAACAGTGGATTATCTAGACGATTTCCATTTAGATATCATATTAATAAATATACAGAAAAAGAATTATATGAAATATTATTAAATAAAATTAATAAGGAACAATATAAAACTTCTGATGATTTTAATCTAGAAAAATTCATTAAAGAGAATAAAGATAATTTTCCAAATTATGGAGGAGATATAGATACATTATTTTTCCATATTAAAATGGAACATTCTAAACGATTATTTGGTAAGGCATTAGCATTACGATATATACTTATAAAAGATGATATCTTAAATGGATATAATCAATTAAAAAATAATAAAACAAAAGAAGATGTATCACATCATTACATGTATAATTAATTTATTCAATGCTTTTAAGATAATATAATTTAGTATCATGGTTATTAACTTGAATATTTTTGTAAACATTTCCAGAACCAGCATCAATTGGTTTTATACTAGGTGATAAATATGATGGTGTACTAGTAGGTGTATATATTGATAAACCAGTAGTTCTTAATTCATCAAGAGAATAAACGACAGGTGTATCACCAGTAGTGTTGACCATTAATGTTTGTGTATCAGTTTTTAATGCTAAATCTGAATCAGTTTGTTGATGACCATATGTATTCAATGGACGATTTGTATCATTAGGATTATATACATATTGTTTAGCGGGTACTAATAAGTCGTATTCATTATCATATGATATATCATTTTCAGGTAAATCATTTGAATAGACATTCATATTGTTTAATTTTTCAGTTATATTACAAATAATTTTAATTAAATATATAAATATCAAACAAATTATAAATAAAATTAGGATTAAATGAGTCCTATTCATATAATATATAATTTAAAAAAATTGATAAATATATTTTTTAGATTTCATAATTTAAAGTTAAATAGATAAACAATAAAAATGACGGAACATTTAGACATTGAAGCACTAAATGATATTACATCTCTTACTGAATTATATCAAAAAGAATTAAAAGAAAGTATTGAACTATCAAAGCAAATGGATATTAAAAATGAAAGATTTACATTAATTCGTAATAAGATTACTCTTCTTCGTCATTCTAATGATGATAAATCAGAAGAAAAGGAAGACGTTTCACCTGTAGAAGAAGAGAAACCTAAAAAGGTTAAGAAAGCACCAGTTAAGAAAGATACTAAAACTAAAAAATTAGCTGAAGTGAAAGAAGAGGAGAAAGAAGAACCAGTATTAGAAGAGATTAAAGAAGAGAATGATAATAAATCTAAAGCAGATTCAACATCAGATAAGAAAGAAGAGTCTGTAGTATCAGTAATTGAACAAGCAAAGAAGCCTGGACGTAAGGCAGGTAAGAAGAAATAATAATTTAATTTAAAGATAAAATAAAATAAAATAACTATGTTATTAAATAGAATAGATACAAAGCCAACGTATTCGGAAGCAGTAGTATATAATAATACAGTATATTTGTCGGGTCAAGTGCCATGGTCAACAGTAGATTTAGATTTTAGAAGACAAGTAGAAGAGGTATTTCAATTAGTGGATACACAATTAGCAAAGGTTGGTTCAAATAAATCAAAGATAATATCAATGCAAATATTTTTAGTAGATCCGGAAGATTATGCAGTAATGAATAGTGTATTTTTAGAATGGATGCCATTAAGACAATCACCTGCTAGAAATACAATATGTGGAGTTAAGTTTCCAAATTCTAAATGGAAGATAGAAGTTGTGGTCGTAGCTGGTTTATAGTAAAAGTTGAAAAATTATTTTATTATTAGTAACTATTATTAATAAAATAAAAATGCCGTTAATACAATATAATTTATCAAGAGACGATAAATCATGGAAATATTTTAAAGAAGGATATATGGCTAAAATTACATATCTACATGATGATAATACAGGAGAATCAGAATCATTTTGGGTATGGATAGATAAAATAGATAAATTAAAAGAAGAATATGTTTTAGGAATAATATCAAATACATTAACAACATTTAATAAGCCACATAGACCAAATATGAAAATAGGAGATTTAATTACATTTGAGAAGAATTGTATTAAGGAAATTGCAAATAGATATTATACTAAAGAAGAGACGTTATTTGCAATAGAAAATAGTAAAGAAAATCCAATTACAAAATATTTTGAAAGTCTTAATATAAGATTTACATCGTATTAATTTAATTCTTTTACTTTACATCTGAAAAAATCAATATCAATATATGGTTTAATTTTATAAATATTCTTAATTAAATCAGTTGACATATCATCTTGATAATTTTTAAGTTCTAATACTACTTTTGGTTGATTATATTCATTAAAATATTCTAATAATTCAGTATCTTCTTCGGGTATTAAATCCCATACAATATCCAATGATTTATCAAGATTAATATGATTAGAAATATTGTAGATTAAAAGATTTAATTTTTTATGAATATATTTATTATTAGATTCTTCGATATCTTTTTCTATTTTTTTATAGAATTTTAATACTTCAGGGTCAACAATAAAACTCTTTTCAGCAATAGCTTTGACTTTAACACTTTTTAAATTTTGTGCACGAGACAATGCAGTATATGTTTGACCAGCAGCAAAAATTTTAGGTCCAATATCAACTTCAACTGCATCTAAAGTCATACCTTGAGATTTATGAATAGATAATGCATAGGCTAATTTTAGAGGCATGAATCCTAATCTTAAATTAGAATCTTCTGCATTTATTGAATCATGATATTTAATTTCTACTTTAACACCATTAACTTTTCGAATGATAACAGATGATGATTTAACATCAATTACTACACCTCGAGTACCATTAACAATTCCATTATCTTGGTCAATATTTGCAGTAACCACAACTTGGTCACCTACACAGAAACTTATTGATTCAGGTATATCTAATGATTTAGCCCAATTTTGTGTTTTATCTTTGTATTTATAATTTTTATATTCTACTTTATATGATTCATTTTTAGCACCAGATTCAATAAGTTTTTCTGATTCTAATTTATTAATTTTATCAACATCAAAATTTCGTGGATACAGGATCGTGGGTTTTATCTCACCAAATTCAGTCGTTGATAATGATGATAATAATTTATAATTCTTAATAGAACAGTAACCATATCTAGCATCGGATAGAATTTTTTGGAATTGAAGGTCGCCGTCTTGGCGGATGAGTTTTGTAAGATAAATAGTTTTTAAATTTAGTTCAGTCCAGGTAGCAGATTTAAATGCATATTCACCCGAAACAGGAGCTAATTGACAAAAATCACCAGTTAATACAACTTGAATACCGCCCATAGGTTTATCATTTTTGCATGTAAATTTTAAATAGTCAGATATTTTATCTAATAGATTTGCATCTAACATTGAGATTTCATCTATAATTAATACTTTAATTTCTCGTAATTTTTTAGTAATATGAGATAATTTATATCTTACATACTTATAAATTTCTTCAGCAGATTCAGTAGCTAATCCAATACCTAAATAAGAATGAATAGTTTTACCATTAATTAAAAAGGCAGCAGTACCAGTTGTAGCAGTAATACCGAATTCAATATTATTATTAATACAATGTTCTCTAATTTTTCGTAGAGTTACAGATTTACCAGTACCAGCAGGACCAGTAAGAAATATATTTTTACCAGCTTTAAAATGATTCAAAGCAGATTCTTGTTCATAATTCAATGTAATTTCATTAATAGTAGGTTTACCAGTATATGGTAATTTATTAATATTAGTAACAACTGAAAAATCATCAAGAATAGATTTTATTTTTTCATCTACATCATTAATTTCTTTTTTAGGTAATGTTTTTTTATTATTTTCCTTATCCATATGTTCTTTAATAGATGATACGGATAATTTTACAATTTCAGATGCTTCTTCAATAGATTTTTTATCTAGTAAAGAGACAGCGTAATGTAATAATTTACTTTTAATACTACCATAAGTACGTTTATGTGATTTAGCAATATCTTCTAAAGACATATCATTTTTACGTTGAAGTAATAATTGAGCAACATCTTCATCAGTCCATCTTTTACCTAAATTAGAGGTTTCAGGATTTTCTTTTAATTTTAGTATATTTTGATACATTCTTATTAATTATAATTAACAATAATACTTTAATAGTATATATTTCAATATTTAAAAAGTTGTAGATAATAATTAAAAATGGATACCAATATCACTTCTATACAAAATATACCATCACCAACAGAATTAATAAAAAGTTTTCCATTAGAATTTGATGATGAATTTTTTATTAAAGAATCTAGAAATATAATTCAAAATATTTTATTAAATAATGATCCAAGATTATTAGTTATAATAGGACCATGTTCAATTCATGATTTTAATTTAGCATTACAATATGCAGATTATGTAAAAGATTTTCAAAGAAAAAATCCAAATTTATTTATTGTAATGAGAGTATATTTTGAAAAGCCACGTTCTAGGCATGGATGGAAAGGATTTATTTATGATCCTGATTTAAATAATACATATAATATTGATAAGGGATTAAAATTAGCAAGAGAATTATTATTAAAAATTACAAGATTAAAAATTCCAATAGGTTGTGAATTTTTAGATACAATAAGTCCGCAATATTTAGCAGATTTAGTATCATGGGGAGCAATTGGTGCAAGAACTAGTGAAAGTCAAATTCATCGACAATTGGCATCAGGATTATCAATGCCAATAGGATTTAAAAATTTAACAGACGGTGATTATAAGAAAGCGATTGATGGTATATTATCTGCGCAGCATCCACATCAATTTTTAGGTATTGATTACAAAGGTATGGCATGTCATGTAACAACAAAAGGTAATCAACATACACATTTAATATTAAGAGGAGGAGTAAGGCCAAATTATTATCAGGAAGACATAGAGGAGATTACCTATGAATTATATAGGGAAAATATTAAAACAGGAATTATAGTTGATTGTTCGCATGGAAATAGTAGTAAAGAATATATGAAACAAATATTAGTAGCGTGTTCAATTACAAAGTTATTAACATTAAATAAATATCCGATTAAGGGAGTAATGATAGAATCGCATATCAATAGTGGTAATCAAAAATTACATTTGAAAGATGCATTACATTATGGAATTAGTATAACAGATGGATGTATAGATGTTAGAACATCAGAAATTGTATTAAATATATTAAATGAACATATGACAATAAAAGAGATGTATAATATAAATGAAGTAAGGAACTTTTTAGATAATTTTGATGAACCGTTAATATCATTAAATGCAAATCAAAATATAGAAGACAATATGTATTTATATGGAAATATATTATCACCAGAAATAGTTATAAATTATGATGATGAATTATATGAAATAGTAAATAATAATTCTAAATTAATGTGTTATATGCATAAGCGATTAGGAGTAAGTGAATTAATTGCAAGAATTAAATTTGAGCTAAATCCATATGATTTTATGTTAAAAGAAAATAATTTTTATAAATTAATAACAGATAGAAATAGGGAACAGAATATATTAGATAAGGTAGGAGAAGCAAGTAGTTTATATATTAAGATGATGGAATTAAGTAAAAGAATTCAAATTAGGTATTTAGAAAAATATGTTGAAACATCAAGAATTGGGTATATGGGAAACAGGGGTAGTTTTTCATCAGAAGTGGTTAAAATATTTTATGGTAATTATATTGGCTGTACTAATTTTAATGATATAATAAATAAATTATCAAATAATGAAATACATTATGGATTAGTGCCGATATATAATTCATTGATAGGTTCAATCTATACTATTGGTATTGAGTATAAGATATTAGGAACATTAGATTATAAAATTAGATTAGCATTATTTGCGAATGATAGTAAAACAGATTTTAGTAATGTGCATACGTTATATGTACAGGAAGTAGTGTATAAAGAAGCATTAGATTATATCAAACGTAAATTTAATAAAGTTAATATTGTAATATGTAATACAACGGAAGAAGGTTGTTTAAAATGCATAAAAAGTGAGAATATTAATAGTATGACAATAGCATCGGAGAATAATGAATGTAATTATTTATATACAGTAGAAAGGGATATTATTGAGCATAATATAACAACATTTGCATTAATTAGTAATATTTAATATAAACAAAATGAATTATATTAAGTATATAATGCAATTATTAGGTGATCTTTTTAATAAATATGGTAGCGACAAAGATAGAAATGGATATACAGTATTATATCAATCATTATTTAAAAATCTTCGTCAACAACCAGTTGATTTATTAGAAATTGGAATTGGTACAATGTTACCTGATGTACATTATTCAATGCATAAGTATGCATTACCAGGATATAAACCAGGAGGTAGTTTAAGGGCATGGAGAGATTATTTTCCCAATGGTAATATTATTGGATGTGATATTCAACCAGATACACAATTTTCGGAAGACAGAATTGTTACATATTTAGCTGATAGTACAAAAAAGGAAGAATTAGACAATGTATTAGGAGATAAGATGTTTGATATTATTTTAGATGATGGTGACCATTGGGAGATAAATCAATTAAAGACACTAAAGAATTTATGGCATAGACTAAAGCCGAATGGATATTATATTATAGAGGATTTACAAGATTGGAATCGTATTGGAACAGAATTTAAGCCAGAAATTAGAGAATTTATTGGAGAAGGACCGGATATGTATTTAACAGAAAAGAGGAATATCTTTGTTATTTCAAAATAACCTAAATATATAGTATAGCATGATAAAATATATAATATAATAAATAATCGATAATATTATATATAATGTATCATGCATACTATAAATAGATAAAAATATATATTAAATTAATAAGATTTTGTTATTCTACCATATCTAGTGGTATATTGTTTTATTGGTAATAATTTCTTTTGATTTTTATTAAACCATATTTTTATTAATTTTGCATTATGATTTGATATATTATATTCAGTAATTAATTCATTAAAAGTATCAATAAATTTAATATGTGGTCTATCAAGAATATAGACAATATCGTTAATATATATTTCAAATCTTATTTTTGTTTCATCAAAAACGAATACTATTTCTGATGTTTCATTTAAGTAAAGAGTTTTGTGGCTATGCATTTTAATAGATATATAGGTAATTTTTTATATTTTGATAAGTTAAAAAATTCAAATTTCATATTAATTTAATAAATATAAAAAATTGAAAAAAAATTATCATATGCAATCTATAGGTAATATCAATAAAATACACATTAAAAAGCAATCATGAACACACCTAACCAAATGGAAATCGATATTAACTCACCTCATGCGCCTCTACGTCGTGCCCCATCTGAGCTGTCGCTCTCGGGCTTTCGTATTCTAGGCTCAACTACCAGCGAGCTACATCCTCGTTGCCTTGAACCTGTTTTTGAAGAACTATTACTTCCTACTGCTCGCAGCCTCATGGAGGAGTTTGCAGCAACTGGCTATCGTGCTTCGACACCGCCAATGACAATTGATACTAATAATCAATTTGAAACTGATATGTATCATCTTCGTGACGGCGAGCTACCGATTAGCGTCGGCTATCCTGCTCCGCCATCTAAGAACGAAGAGATTCGTAAGTGCAAGTGCAAGCGTGCCTATCTCATCGTCAATAAGATAACTGACCAGACCCGCCTTGGAAACAAGGAGTGCGGCTACTGTGCGCACAACGTTATCGAGAAGAACTAGATTATTTTATATTTTTTTGTATATAAAAAACTGAAAAATTATTTTAATATAGATATCAATTAATATTAAAAATGAATAATGATAATAC